GACTTTGTTCTTCTTTTTGGATTTGTTTCAGGCATTTTTAAATCTTTTTGTGGTTTGATTTCAACAACAAGAGTTCGATTGTTTCCGTCTTTATCTTTATACTTCACAAAAAAGTCTGGAAAATATCTGTGAACTTTATTGTCAATTGGTGAACGATAAGCAATACAAAATTCTTCACTTTTCCAAGAGTTCACACTTTCAGTCAAATCACAATATTGCATAAACTTTAATTCATATGAAGACCTATAAACAATATTTGATGGGTCTCCACCATACTTTTGTGGATTGTGGGGTCTATATTTTCCCTGTCTATATTTACTATCTTCGTTACGAGGCATACATATTATAAACACTTAAAAATATTTATAGATGGCTGCTCCAGATAGAGGGTCTCCGCGTATAGGACCATTTTACCTTAAGATGACGGAAGGTGCTCCAACAAATGGAATGCCCTCAGCAAGAGATATTTTTGGTAATTTATCTCTTACTAGTCAATTTAAAGTATCATTACATTTAACAAATGTTGATGCTGGTGGAAGTGGATTGATGAGTTGGTTGCGTAATTCGAATGTTATTACTGCAAATCAAACAAAAAATTATGTCTATGATTTTTATTGTGCGGAAGCAGTTATTCCTGGAGTTCAGTTTGATGTAACGGAAGAAATGGGAAGTCGTCAGGGAACGATTGAAAGATTTCCAACGAGAAGAATTTTTCCAGAATTTACGATGACTTTTTATGTTGATAATGAATATAATTTAATTCGTCTTTTTGAAGAATGGATGAATTATATCAATCCGTTATATGCTGGGACTGGTCTATTGCCACCAAGTCCAAGAGGACAGGGAGATGGTCCTGGAAAAGAAAAGACAGATTTCTTTCGTTTTAGATACCCAGATGACTATAAGAGAATTATATCACTTACAAAGTTTGAGAGAAATTTTGATAGTTCAAACCCAAATAATGTAAAATTCCCACCACATTTAACTTATAGAATGATTGAAGCATTCCCAACAAATATCACTGCGATGCCTTTAACTTATGAGGGAAGTCAAATTGTAAAAACAACAGTCACTTTCCAGTATACAAGATATGTAATGGAAAAGAATTACGGTACATTAGACAAATAAATAATTTTAATGATAGTATAAATTATGCCATTACCTAAGATTTCTACACCAACGTATGATTTGGTTTTACCATCAACTGGAAAAACAATTAAATACAGACCATTTCTAGTCAAAGAAGAAAAGATATTAATTCTTGCTCTTGAAAGTCAAAGCACAAAAGAAATTACAAATGCAATCAAGCAAGTATTAAAAGATTGCATTTTAACAAAAGGAATTAAAGTAGAAGAACTACCCACTTTTGATATTGAATATATTTTCTTAAATGTTCGTGGTAAGTCAGTTGGAGAAAGTCTTGACTTGATTATAACTTGTGGTGATGATGGAGAAACACAAGTTCCAGTTACAGTGTTTATCGACCAAATTGAAGTTCAAAAAGACCCAGAACATAGCACAGATATTCATCTTGATTCTGATTTGGTTTTGAGAATGAAGTATCCTTCATTAGACCAGTTCATTAAAACTAATTTTGACTTTAGTGCAGAACAAAGTTCATCAAGTATTGAAAGGTCTTTTGATGTAATCACTTCTTGTATTGATGTTATTTTTAACGCAGAGGAAAGTTGGTCTGCTGCGGACTCTACTAAAAAAGAATTGACTGATTGGATTGAAACCTTAAACTCAAATCAATTTAAGGAAATTGAGAAGTTCTTTGATACGATGCCTAGACTTTCTCATACCGTAAAAGTTACAAATCCAAAAACTAAAATTGAAAGTGAAGTTACGTTGGAGGGATTGACATCTTTTTTCGGTTAAGTATGGCTCATATGGAACTAGAGTCATATTTTAGAATTAATTTTGCCTTGATGCAGTTCCATAAATATTCATTAACTGAGATTGAAAATATGATGCCCTGGGAAAGGGACATCTACTTAGCACTTTTACAGCAACATATTGAAGAAGAAAAATTAAAACAGCAGCAACAACAAAATGGTTAGTTCTGTTCTTAGTCCAGAAAAAGTAATAGGAAGACAGAATACAAATAAAGTAGCAGCACAGAACTTTATTTCAGGTGGTTCTGTAGTTGGTGCTTCTGTTGTGAATAGTGCTGCGAATAAAATTGTAGGTTTCCAAAGAGCAGGAGCTCAACCAGCACCTTCAGCAACAGGTAGTATTGTAAGCACAATATCTACAAATATTAATAATAATGTAACGAACACAATCAATAAAACACTTCAAGGGTTTTCTGTTGATTATCAAAGAAGATTAAAACAAGTAGATGATACAAAACCAATTGGAATTATTGGTAAGTTTTTAAATGTTTATAAGACTGCTTTAGGTTTTATAAACTTTTTTGGTAATAAAAAAAATATTGATAAAGTAAGAGATAATTTAGAGGTACTTAAAAAATCATTTACTGAAAGTTTTGAGGTTGCAAAATTAATTCGTCAAGTTATAATCAAAATCGTAAAACAATTATCTAATCTTCCCGTTGCTTCACCTTCTGGTGGTGGAGGATTAAATCTCGATGTTGATATTCCTGGTGGTGGATTGAAAAAATCTGCTCCAAGAGGACTTGGAAGAATGATGGGTGGTAAAGGAAAAATGCTTGCTCTTGGTGCTGGGGCATTAGGACTTGGTGCTCTTGGTGCTGGTGCAGTGAATGCTCTTTCTGATAGTCCACAGACACAAGCAGCAGGAACATCACCAGAAATTCCAGGTGATACGATTGATAGATTTTCTTCAATTGTTGATAAGTTTGCAAATGCAATTAGCAACTTATTTAAGACAGGAAAACCAAAATCAAAACCAGCACCAGGTGGTGGTAAAACAAGTCAAGCACCATTAAAACCACCCAAACCTCCTGGACCACCTGGTCCAACAAGTGGACAGTTGCTTCCTGGTGATGCTGCCCCTGAAATTAAGGCTTTAATGTCATCTATTAGTGGTGGAGAGGGTGGAGCAGATTCAGTGCAAGGAATTGGAGAGGTTAAAGGATTATCTAATATGACTATTGACCAAGCCATTAATACTGCAAAATCTTATATTGGTAAAGGATCTGAAACTGGAGCACTGGGAGCATTTCAGTTCCACTCACAATTCTTAAGAAAAAGAGCAATAGATGCAGGATTGGATCCAACAAAAGATAAGTTTAATTTAGAAAATCAAACAAAGATACAACGTCATTTCCAGACAGTAGTATATGGAGGAAATGAAGAACAATTATTAAAATCATTGCGTTCTGGTGGTTTGCAAACTGACGTTTTTCCAAAACTTTCTACAGATTTTGGGTGGCCTTCTCTTCCTGGAGGAAGTCAACCAAATGTGCATACATCAGGTGCCAAAAAAAGATATGAAGACTTTTTGAAGATGTATAAAGGTGTTCCAGCAGCACCAGTTCTCCCAACACCAGCACAAGTAGCAGCAGCACCAACAGCAACACAAACAAGACAACAAATCGCACAGCAAGTAGCACAACCACCAGCAATGCAACAACCTGTTGTGATGCCGATTAATTTGGGTGGTGGAGGACAACAACAAACAGGTGGTGGGGTAAGTGCTCCTCCACCTTCACAAGGTAGTGGACCATCAGTTCCATTTTTACCAGCAGGAAATCCTGATAATTTCTTGGTTCTTTATTCTAGAATGGTTTATAATATCGTTGACGGATAATGAAAAAAACACTCTCTTCTCCATTAGTTGCTGCGGCAAATAATATTGTTTCCCTTGGTGCTAGGTCAAATTCATTACCAAAGTTTCAACGTGAATATATTAATTTTGGTAAATTTTTAGAAGTAGAAAAAAGGTCATTAGAAAAATTAAAACTACCAAACAAGAAAAAAATAAAAGCACTTGCAAGTTTAAACATCGCAAGTAATTTTGGAAGACCAGGAAATCTATTAGGTTCTTTGTTTAGTGGTGCGTTGGACCTTGCTGGATTTGTTGGTAATATGTTTCCAGGTAGAGGAAAGTTGGGAAAACCACAAAAACCATCAAACGTAAGACCACCAAAACCAACACTTAAAGGACCAAAATTAAAATTGGGTGGTATGAGAGCAGTTGGTGTTGGTAATGCACTATTTGCTGGACTTGATTTTGCGACTGGTCTTGCGGAAGGTGAAAGTGTAGGGAAAGCAGCAGCAGGAGCAAGTGGAGCACTTGCTGGTGGATTGCTTGGTGGAGCAATCGGTCAAGCACTCATTCCTATTCCAGGACTTGGTTTTGTTGTTGGAAATATAGCTGGTAGTTTTCTTGGTGGATTTGCTGCGGATAGACTTTATGAAGGTGGAAGTGCTCTTAAACAAAAACTTTCCGAACGATTAAAAGGACAAGAAGCAAAACAAAAGGGTATTGCTTCTGGTCTTGCATTTAAGGATACAATAGATAAGTTTGATGCTGCTGTGAGTAGATTTGAGAGAGGAGTTGCGATGGGATTATTTGGAAGTATCTCACAACAAGCAGCAGGAAGTGAATCAGAATTGACTGATAGTGATACAATAGAACCAGATTATTCTATTGACACTGGAAATGATCCGCAAGCAACAGGAGTTCAACTTGAAGATATGGAAGCAAGTGGCGGTGAAGTTCCTGGAAGTCCAAACTCTGGATTTAGAACTTCCAGGAGACCTGGACATAATGGAAATGATTATTTTAAAAGTGCGGGAACGCCAATTAGTTTAATACAAGAAGGAACTGTTACTGTTGCTGATATGAATTATGATCCCAATGGATGGGGAGCATTAATTGAAGTTAGACATAAAGATGGTTCTTTAAGTAGATACGCTCATATGAGTAGAATATCTGTTGCTCCTGGTTCTAAAGTTTCTCCTGGTCAAGTCATTGGGTATACTGGGGGGGAAGCAGGAGCACCAGGTTCTGGAAATTCCGAAGGACCACATTTGCATTTTGAATATTTGCCTGCTGGTTCAGGACAAATTGACCCAACACAAGCAGCAAAACAAATTTTTAGGTTTGGTGGAAATGTAAAAGTTAAGTCTGTTAAGTCAAATGGGATAAGTCCTGGTGGACAAATACAGCAAATGACACCACAGCAAGAACAGCAAAATCCTGCTGGGACATTTCAACCGCAATCTCAACAGCAACAAGCAACACAAGTAGCAGCATCACCACAAATGATGCAAGTTCCACAAATGTCTTCTATGGTTGCAGCAGCACCAATGAACCTTCCAGTTGCTCCACAAAATATTCAGTATTATACTTCATATAATCAACCAGGTGGTGGTGCTTCTGTGATTATGCCTATAATGATGGGTGGAGGTGGTGGAGGACAAAAACCAGTCTTCATTCCTGTTGGAGGAGGTGGAGGTGGTGGAACTGTGATTATGCCTGGACCAACTGAAGGTCAAGTGGTAAATAGTCTTATGAAAACAATGTTACTCACCAATCTTTCCGCAACGTAATGGCAGCATCAGTAGCATCCTTTAAACCGAATTATTTTACTATTCAATCTTTGGATGGTAGTACAACTGTTGATGTTACAAACTCTTGTTTGTTCTTTGATTATTTTGAGGATATTTTATCTCCTTGTGTGACTGCTATTGCAGAACTGATGAATAGTTCGTCCTTGTTTAATATCTTACCAATTCGTGGTGGAGAAAAAGTTACAATTAGTGTTGATACTGCTTTTGGTGAATTTGTATTGGATGACTTATATGTTTATAAAGTCAGCAATCTTGATGCACAGAAAAAAAGAGAAATGTTCACTTTACATCTTGTTTCTCGTGAAGGATTAACAAATGAAACTTCAAGGTGTCAGACAATTTATAGAGGAAATTTACAAAATACTGTAACAAAAATACTCAAAGATGACTTAAAAACTAAAAAGTATAAAACTGAAAATATAGAACAAACATCAAATGATTATTCTTTTATCGGAAACAATCGCAAACCATTTCACGTTTTAACTTGGTTGGGACCAAAAGCAGTTCCAGCAAACGGACAAAATTCTGGAACTGCTGGTGAAGAAGCAAGAGGAACTGCTGGTTTCTTATTTTATGAAAACAAAGATGGATTTAATTTTAGAAGTATTGATAGTTTAGTCTCAAGCACAAAAATACAAAATAATAGTGCCGATAAAGAAAATATACCATATTATCTTTTTACACAAGTAATTGAGGAAAATCAGACAAAAACTAATTTTAATATATTGAATTATAATTATGAAAAGAATATTGACTTAATGAAATCATTAAGAGTTGGTATGTATGTAAATAAGACTTATTTTTATGATTTGTATTCCAATACTTTGGATTTATATACTTATAAAGTAAAAGACCAAGTTAAGAGTAAATTGGGTGGTGCTGAAAGTATTGCTGTATCTGATGAATTTGGTGATAGTATTTCTCGTATTATGGTAAGAACATCAGATAGAGGTTCTTTGAAATCAGATGGTTCGGTAAGTGATAGATTGAGAAGTGGTGCTGATATGGCAATGTCATACTCTAGATACAATTTATTGTTTACACAAGCACTAAATATGGTTGTTCCTTGTAATGTAAATTTGAAAGTAGGTGGAATTATTCACGCAGAGTTTCCACGAATAGATAGAAATACAAATATGACTTCAGATGAAGAGCAAAGTGGATATTATTTAATCAAAGAATTAAGACATCATTTTGAAGGTGGACAAATGGTTACAAGTTTGAGACTGATTCGTGATAGTTACGGTCTTTATAGTTCAAATAAATAAGAGAAATG